GGAGATGCGGACGATCTCGAAGACGCCGCTTTCATAGTGGTGGATGTTGATGACGATCTTGGCGCGGGCGATCGCGGCGTCGCGCTCGGCACCGTAGACGTTGAACAGATGGACGACCTTCAGCCCCGCCTCGTGGAGAGCCACGAGGATGTCACGACGGCGATCGTTCATCGAGCCGTAGAACAGGACGTCGATATCCTTCACCGGCGCCCATTCGATCTGCGTCAGCACCTCGCTGTAGCCGATTTCGAGAACACCGGCGTGATCGATGCCCTTGGCCGCCAGGTTCCGCCTGTTGCGCGGGCTGTAGTCGAGCACGGGAAAGGACTTGAGAACGGCGGTATAGCGCTCGTTCATCCAGGTGCTGTCGTCTGATACCTGCTCGAGATTGACGATGACGCTGTCCTTCGGCAGATGCGCGGTGATCTCCGGCGGCAGCAGATTGCCGCCATAGACGATCGGCGAGCGGCCGGCGAATTCACTCATCTCACGCACGATTGGCGCCGAGCCGCCAAGCTCCTCGAACGCACCTTGCAGCCCGAGCGCCACTTCATCGAAGGCATGGCTGTGATTGTAACCCTTGGGCGTGACGATCCAGATGCAGTGCCGGTCCTTATGCGCATCCCAGCCGCCCTCGAACGCCTGCAAGCCGGAAAGACCTGACGCAACCGGTTCTGCGACAGAGAGCGGTGCCAGGGGCTGGCTCATCGCCTGCAAGGTGGCGGCATTCGGTGCGGGCAGCGATTGGTCGCCGGCGCTCGACGCGCTCGCCGGCCGCGACTTGCCCTTGGGGAAATTGCCACGCGGCGTCCAGTCGGGCGGATCGTCGCCGGTCCAGATCAGTTGCGGCTGCTTGACGATAGGCATCCGGCCTTCCTGCCACAGCTCGAGCTTCGCCGGATCACGCGTCTGCAGGAATGCTTCCTTGCGGCCGTAGAGGCTGTGGAGGAGCTGGCCGGTCCGGGCGCCGAACTTCCATTCGAAATCCTCGGCGGAGGGCACGAAGGCGGAGACTTTCATGCCGCTTGCCACCGCATGCGGGATATAGAGCCCAAGCAGCCGTTCGATCACGAAGGGCCGCATCGCGGCATTGCCGTCGCGGCTGTAATTCGCCGTGCCGCTATAGGCACGTCCGGCCGGCGTGCCGCGCGCCGCTTCCTGCTCCAGCGCCTGCAGGATATGTTCGCAAAAGGCGAAATAGCCGGACCAGAATTTCTGATTTCCGACGAAATAGTTGCAGAAGAAGAATGAGGTGCGGCCCTGCGGCGGCGCGATCGGATAGCCCATCTCTTTGAGATGGCCGAAAACCGGCTCCATGCCGGGATGGCCGCCCATCATCGCGTGTTCCCAGACGTTACTGTAAACAGCGGCGTGGCCGATCAGTGGATTGTAGACATAGGCATCGGCGCCGCCGGCGCGCGCTTTTCTCGCCTCGGAGATGAAGGATTGCAGACTGGAGACCGATTTTGTCTCGAACTTGCTGGACAGCAGCCCCCAGAATACATCCGCCTGCAACCCGGCCTGCAGATGGTGCTCGTGCAGTATCCGGAAGAGTTCATATTCGCGCGTCGTCGATTGCGTGTTGAAGGAAATGTCGAGGGGCAGGGCGGCCGAATCGAGATTCGCCCGCTGCCTGGCGTCGAGATAAGGCTGATAAACGATCACCGATCCGGATTGCTGCGCCTTTCCGGTCAATTGCTGAAGGCTCGGCAATCCCGCGGGCAGGGTGGTCGGAATCTGCTGGTTGATCGTCAAAGTCGCGTCCTTCGAATGCCGCCTCCGCTGGAAAGAGAGATTCCCGCGAGGCTATCCGGGCCGGACTATTGGCATTGAAGCTTGCGCCACCCTGTTGGATGCGCGGTGCGCACGACGGTCTGATATCGCTACGTCGAGAGCGTCTTTTTGCTGAGTGTGAAAGTCCACGAAACTTAAAAACATTCTCTCCGAAATCGAGAGAGAAGTGGCACGCCCTAGGGAAATGTCACTATGTAATGTTTTCAACGGCTTGCACCTGCTAACCTGCAAAAACCGCTTCATTGATAACAAAAGCGAATTCCCCGCATTTGCTAACCTGAAGAACCGCCCCAAGGCCGAAACCTTGGGACGGGAAGAAGCAGCAACATTAGAGAGGGAACGAGAGCCTGAACTCTCGAAAGCCAGCGTATCGGAGCCACTCCCGTTTGCAATCATCTGCATTTGGCGGGGAGAGATGTTGGTACAGTTCTGCATCAACCCCGTCGCCATGGCTGTTTCCCCACCGCGCCCCGGATGACAGAAATGAAAAAGCCCCGGTCTGCAAACCGAGGCTTTTGGTTCTGAGACTCCATTCCCACGCCAATGGATAAGGGCAATCTCCATGACGACGACACCCGAAAACCCCCTGCCTGTCAAGCCGAAGTTGGTCTTGAAGCCTTCGAGCGGCAAGCTGCTTTACCTCAAGAAATCTTCCCCCGCGCCGCAGCTTTCAGCCAAAGCGACCGCAATCGCCAAGCTTATCGCTGAGGCACAGTCTTACGAGCATGAGGGCTTCGCCTGGGCGAAAGGTTCACAGGAGTGGTGGACATCGAAGCTTGGGTTTTCGGTCGAGACGTTCCGGCGCATCATTGGTAAGCCGCCATTTGTGCGGGACAGGATTATCGATCCTGAAACTAGCAGGCAAGTCACACTAGTTCGCATTGGCAAGCCGGGGCAGAAGACCAAGCGTCAGCTCCAGAACATCATGTCCGCTATCTGGCGCAAGAAGTTAGGCCGTCCGCTGGAAAAGAAGCAATATGGGCACCTTGCTGGCCTTGTGGATCATTGGGGGCACGACAAGGCCATCGACATCTTTAAGCTCGTGCTGAGCGAATGGTCCCGCTTCAAAGTCGGTGCAAAGTTCGAAATCGATAAGTTGGGCGACGAGGGTTATCACCGTTATCAGACCTACCCCTCCACGAGCTTCATGCTGAAATTCTGGACGGTGGGTGTCGAAATGTACGTCATGGATCAACAGGCCAACCCGTCGAAGGATGCGCCGGTCCCGTTTTGACCGAATGCATTATGTCCACCAATACAACGGGAAGGAAATTTCCTGCTATTTATATTAACAGGGGACATAATCATTCGGTCATAAATAGAAGGAAAGCATATCGCTCGGCTAAAGCCTCACTCATGCAGTCCGCTGCTGAGCAGCAAATCATCACTCGCTGCGCTCGCTTTCCGGGAGGATGGAAATTGAAATTCATCCGCGGGCGCGCGCGAGGTATGGTCACCAGCGGACCACCCCCCGAGATACTTGATGCTTCCCTGAAATCCATGAGTAAATTGGCTGTCACGACTAATCGGATCGTGACGCATGTGGCCGTTCAGAAAAACAGAAACGACAGCCCAAGGGGCAGGTGAGCAGCGAAGTCTCGCTAACCCTACCGACATGGACTTTTCCATCTTCGGTGCTCTGCCGTCTCTCACCGGCATTGTCGTCACTCCCGCAACTGCCTTGGCTGTTCCCGCCGTCGCTGCTGGCGTGAAGGCACTTGCCGAACCTGCTTCGATCATTCCCCTGCATCTCTACGAGCGCCGCGAGGACGGAAGCCGGGAACGCCTCAGTGATCACCCGGCATCGCGCCTCCTGAACGATGCCGCAAATCCGTGGACGGGCGGGGCACAGTTCCGCGAGCTACTGACTGCCGATGCCGTTGCGTGGGGCAACGGTTATGCGGAGATCGTCCGGGACCGCGAACAAAACCCTGTCGAACTGCATCGTCTCTATCCTCCAAATGTGACAGTCGAGATCGATACCCGCACCGGCGAACCTCATTACAAGGTGACCACGAGCGGCTCGACACGCATGTTGCTCTTCAGCGATGTCCTGCACCTTCGCGCCCCGTCCACTCTGGCACTGGATGCTGTGTGCGGGCGGTCACCGCTGATGCAGGCACAAACTGCGATCGGGATCGTCACGCTCCTCCAGCAGCATGCCGCAAAGCTGTTCTCGAACGGTGGCCGTCCATCCGGCGTGCTTTCCACCAAAGAGAAGCTTGGCACTGATGCCATCGCTCGCATGAAAGCATCCTGGCAGGCAGCGACAACAGGCGGCAGCGCTGGCGGGACCGCCGTTCTCGAACAGGGCATGGACTGGAAAGCCATCACCTTCAACTCTGTCGATAGCCAGTTCATTGAAATCTGGACGCTCAGCATCATCGAGATTGCCCGCGTTTTGCGCGTTCCCCCCGTCCTGCTCATGGATTACAGCCGCCAGACATGGGCCAACGCTGAGACCGGCGGGCAGCAGTTCCTGACATATTCGCTCGCCCCCTGGCTATCCCGTTGGGAGGCTGAAGTCTCTCTGAAGCTGATCAAGGAAGCCGACCGCAAGAAAGTGTTCGGTGAGCATCTGACCGATGCGCTTCTCCGCGCCGACTTCGCGACCAGGGCAACAGCATACGGCCAGTATCGCAGCATGGGTGCCATGACCGCGAACGAAGTGCGCGCCGGTCTCAACCTGCCCAAGATCGATGGCGGGGACGTGCTCCAGAACCCCTACACCACAACCGACAAGACCGCACCGAAGCCCGACCCAAAGGCAGACGACGCTTCTGAGGATCAGCCCGATGAATGAGCTGGTCCATTCCGCGTTTTTCGGAGACGGCGAAAAGCAGTTCCTGCTCTCGCATGATCTCGTCATCGAGCTGGAGCGCAGGACCGGCACCGGTATCGGATCGATCAGCCGTCGCTTCTACAGCGGCGATTTCAAGCTTTCCGAGCTGCTGCACGTTTCGCGGCTCGCCTTGATCGGCGGCGGAACCGACCCCGAAGAGGCGGATGCTCTCGTCACCACCTTCGCCCCCCGCGTGTCCGTCACCAAGCTTTACGAACTGCTGCTGCCGGTCATGGACCTCCTGATGTTTGGAAAGGCCAGCACAGATGAGCAATAAGCGTTGTATCAACTGCAGCGGATTGCAAACTCGTGACGCACTGACCGGTGACACGGCGGATTTCGAGGTCCGCTTCGGTGATGTAGGCGAGACGGGCGAGATCGAAGGAACCGCCGTTCGCTGGAATGTCACCGACACCTACCGAACTCAATTCGCTCCTACCGCCTTCGCGATGGCGGGACGATCCATTCCGATGCTCTGGAGCCATCGCGCTGATGAGGTAATCGGATCGTGGTCCGGTATCCAGGCGAGCAATGACGGCCTCACCGCCAAGGGCAAGCTCAATCTCGAAATCGCCAAGGCCCGCGAGGTCCGCGCCATGCTGAAGGCTGGCGACGTGTCTGGCCTCTCCATCGGCTTCAGCACCGTCAAGGATGAGCGGGCAGCGAACGGCATCCGCCGCATCACCGAAGCCCGCCTCCACGAAATCAGCATCGTTGCATTCCCGTCTGTCCCCGGCAGCGGGATCACCAGAGTTCGAAATTCTCAGACCGGCCATGCGAGCGCCATGGCCTTTATCGATGCCGTCACCAAGGCCACGCGCTCTTTCAAAGGAAACTGATCAATGACCAAGCATGTGAAGATTGAAACCCGCTCTGCGCTTCCGATTGAGACGCGCCAGCAGCAGGACAACCAGAACAACGATGATCCACTCGCAGCGGCCACTCGTGCCGTGGAAGAGATGCGCACCGCTGCCGAAACCCGTCATACCGCTCATCAGACGGAAGTGCGCGGCCTGACCGACCGCATCACCCAGCTCGAAACCCGTCTCAATCGTCCAGGCGGTCAGCAGGAACAGCGCAATGAAACGCCTGTCGAACAAAGGGCATTCATCAACTTCGCCCGTCGCGGCGTCGAACGGATGGAAGCTGATGAAGTCCGTGCTCTAACCGTGTCCGTCGATGCAAACGGCGGCTATCTCGCGCCGGAGCAGTTCGTCCGTGAGCTGGACCGCAATCTCGTGCTCTTCTCGCCTATCCGCAGCGTTGCTCGCGTCACTCCCGCATCTGCTGGTGAGATCATCCTGCCCAAGCGCGTCGGCACCATGACGGCCTCGTGGGGCGGTGAAACGACACCGTCCACCGCCACGCAGCCGAGCTACGGTCAGCAGAAAATCTACGTCTATGAGCTGAAGTGCTACGTTGACGTGTCGAACACCCTTCTGGAAGACAGCGCATTCGATCTCGAAAACGAACTCGCTTTCGACTTCGCTGAAGAGTTCGGACGTGCCGAAGGTGCTGCCTTCTTGGGCGGCGATGGCACAGGAAAGCCGAAGGGTCTGCTGACCGATACCGATGTCGAAGTGATCGACAATGACGGCGAGAGCCTGAACGCCGATCTCATGATCGATATGTTCCACGCGCTTCCGACCGCCTACGCCGCTCGCGCCACCTGGGCGATGAACCGCTCGACTATCGGCAAGGTCCGCAAGCTCCAGAACGCCAGCGGCTATCTGTGGCAGGACGCCATCACCCAAGGCAACCCGGCCACCTTCCTTGGACGGCCCGTTGTCGAAATGCCCGATGTCCCGGATACGAGCGAGGGTGATGTCGGTGACAACGTCGCTGTCATCTTCGGTGACTTCCAGTCGGGTTTCCGCATCTTCGACCGCGTCAACCTTTCGGTGCTCCGCGATCCGTACAGTCAGCAGGTCAACGGTCTCGTGCGTTTCCACGCCCGTCGCCGTGTCGGCGGCGCTGTGACCAAGCCGGAAGCCTTCAAGTTCCTGAAGCTCTAACCGCTAGTCGGGCGGCGGCCCCGCCCGGTTTCGCCCCTCAATTTTGAAAGGTAAGCACCATGCTCACTACCGCAGCAGGAACCGTTGTCGGCATCGGCACCGCAGATACCGCAACCATCCTGACCGAGTTTCAGGCTGACGACTACACCCCGATTGCCAACATCTCGAACGTGGGCGAGGCGGGCAGCGAGGCCGAGATCGTCGTCGGCAAGTTCGTTGATCAGACCTACAGCCGCAAGATCAAAGGCTCTCGCGATAACGGCACGATGGAACTCACCGTTGCTCGCGACAGCTCGGACGAAGGCTATCAGGCCCTCATCGCTGCCGAGAAGACGGACGGCATCTATAACTTCTGTGTCGAACTGTCCGACAAGCCTTCGACCGGTGCCAGCCCGAAGAACAGCAAGTTCTATTTCGCGGCCTTGGTGGCGAGCGCCCGCAACAGCTTCGGGGAAGCGGACAACATCGTCTCCACGACATTCTCGCTCGCGATCTCGGGCGCGATCTTCGAAGTCGCGGCGTCGGCCACGTAAGGGACGCAACAATGAAGCTCGCGGATCGCATCACGATTACCTTGGCAGGTGAGGAAGTCGAACTTCACCCGGCCTTGCGTCATGCGATCCGTTTGGAGCGCAGAGACGGATCATTCCGAAAGCTCCTGGCTGACATCTCGGACGGTTCGCTTACCGCAGCCGTGGAGATCATCCGCGATCACTATTCGGATGCCACCTTTATCAACAACCGCGTTTTCGATGCTGGCGTCGATAATCTTGCCCCTAGCCTTACCCGCTACGTTATCGCCTGCACCGGCCTAGACCCGTACGACGATGAGCAGCCAAAGCGGGGCAAGCCGTCGCAAGCACCTGTTGCCATGCAGAGCTTCGAAGAACGTCTGCGAGAACTTTATCGCTGGGGAACCGGCTGGCTTGGCTGGACCCCAGTAAACACGCTCGACGCCACTCCAACCGAAATCATGGAAGCCTATCGGGGCAAACTCGACATGCTGAAAGCCGTCTATGGCGGCGGTGAAACTGAGAAGCCAGTCGATGACCGGCCACTAGCGGACAAGTTCCGTTCTGTCTTCGGCTCAATTGGCACAACGAAAGCGCAGGAGGCGTGATGAACACGAAATGGGGAACTC